TGGAATCCAAGAGTTAAATTAACTTCTAATGGTGCACCGGTATCTTTATGGAACGCAGTGCTTCCTTCATTAAACGTTGATTCTAAAGATGTTATATAACATGGTTTTATTTTCGGCATATAGTCATTAATTCTACCTTCAGAATAAAATTGTATATCAACTAATGGCGGATATACTAAAGCAACAGAACCTGCTCTCTTTGGATATAAAAATTTTCGAAAAGTTCTTTCAATCAACTTTGCCATTTCACTTTCTTTTTCATTTTCAGCAATTAATTTAAAACTAAAACTAAAAGCTCTTACATTTGTACTTTCGTATGCTGTTCTTGTATATGGATTAGTTGCAACACCCATTGAAATAGCACCGGAGCTTGTTATTTTATCGATAGTACTTGACCCACCCATTAATTTATCTTTACCCATCATAGCAAATGCTCCAATATCAGCATTTGTTATATTAGGTCCTTTACCACTCATTGCGCTGTTTAATAAATTTAAACCACCTTTTATACTACCAACATCAAAATTGGCATAATTAGCGCCATCTGATACTGAAAATCCAGGAGGCTGATATAAAAATATTGCTACTCTTTCAGTAGATGTAGCAGGTTTAATACCAAATCGTATAAATGGTAATCCTGAATCTACTCCTTCGTTTATATCAAGTGGATAAGAATAATGATGAAGTTTACTTATGTCAACTCTTTCTTGAGTATACTTTTCTAATTGTTGTGAAACTCTATTTTTAAACTTTTTTGTATATCTATCAAAAAAAGTAGCTTCAGGTTCGACAGCTGTCTCTGTTGTTATTACTTTATTTTGGTCTTTAGTAGCCTGAAAATTAGTATATTGTCTTCCGCCGCCATTGGCTCCTTCTGGCATTGCCATGCTTTTCTCCTATATAAATACTTGTATATTAATTATACTATAGAGTTATTTATATGAGTTATAGAGGCAGATACACAATAAAACGACCAGAAAAATATGCGGGAGATGCAAGTAAAGTTGTATACCGTTCTTTGTGGGAAAGACAAGCATTTAAATGGTGCGAAAACAATCCAAAAGTAAAGATGTGGAATTCAGAAGAGGTAGTTGTACCTTATAAATGTACAGTAGATAAAAAATTACATCGTTATTTTGTTGACCTTTTAATACAAATGGAAGATAAAAAAACTTATTTAATAGAAATTAAACCAAAAAATCAAACAACTCCACCTAAAAAACGTAGTCGTAAGACTAAAAAATATATTAATGAGATGATTACATATAGTAAGAATCAAGATAAATGGGAAGCAGCTACTCAGTTTGCTGAATATAAAGGTTGGAAGTTTCAAGTATGGACAGAAGAAACTTTAAAGAATTTAGGCATAAAGATACTATAAGTCTGTATAAATAGATATATGGCAAGTTTATTCGATACCCTACAAGCAAACGCATTTAGAAGCGGAATAAAAGCTCGTACACGACAATCACGAGCATGGTTTCAAAAAAATGTGCAAGGTTTACAAATATCTAGAACATCTCTTTTACAAGATTCTGCTTTAGATAGGACAGGTCAAAATATACGTGGAAGCATGTATATGTATTTTTATGACCCTAAAACAAAAGCAACCTTACCTTACTATGATAGGTTTCCACTAACAATAATGGTTGATGGAGCTCCTGGTGGATTCTATGGATTGAATCTACATTATTTAAACTATAATACTAGGGCTAAGTTTTTAGATGATTTAATGGCATTTGGACCATCAACACCTACTGAAAGCTCTCGGCTTACGCAATTAAGATACAATTTAATATCAGGTGTAAGAAAATTTAAAGAATTTAGACCATGTTTTAAACATTATTTAGGAGCTAATGTACGTTCAGCGTTTTCAAGAGTTCCAATGACTGATTGGGAAATTGCTATATTTTTACCAGTAGAACAATTTCAGAAGAAAAGTAAAACTGCAATATGGAATGAAAGTAATAAAATCGCAAGAAGCAGTGGAAGTATAAGTATTAAAAATACTAAAGCTTACTATACTAGAAATAGGAAGAAAAAATGAGCATAGAAAGATTAAAATCTTTAATAAGTAAAAAAGGTGGATTAGCAAAAGCTAATAGATTCAATGTTATGTTTACACCACCAACACAATCATTACTTAATTTAGATTTACAAGGTATGATAAGTTCTGCAATATCTGGTAATTTTAATGCAAAGAATCTAGTTAATGACCCAAGAGATATATCATTGCTCTGCGATTCAGTGGTTATTCCAGGCAAACAAATAAGTACATTAGATTACCAAACAACAAAAAATTCAGTAAAAATACCTTATGGATATGTACAAGATGATGTATCATTAAGTTTTTTACTAACAAACGATTATTATATGAAAACTATCTTTGACAAATGGATAAATAGTATAGTAGATACCAAAAAATATTGTGTAGCATATAAAGATGACATTACCTGTGATGTAATAATACAGCAGTTAGATGAAGAAGATGTACCAATATATGGTGTAAAATTAGAGGGTGCATTCCCGATAACAATGAGTGAAATAGCACTTTCTAACGAAAGTACTAATACGATTCAAAAATTGAATGTGAGTTTTGCTTATGACAAATGTGTGCCACAAGGCGCATTAAGTAGTACAGGTAGCGCGATAAGAAGCGCGTTGTCTATATTTGGATAATATAATAGGAGAATTATTATGGCTTTACCAGAGCTAAATACAGCTAGGTATAGTATGGTTATACCATCAACTGGTCAAACAGTTAATTATAGACCATATCTAGTGAAAGAAGAAAAGATATTAATGATGGCTATGGAGTCTGATGATAATAAAGTTATCGCCAGAGCTACAATGGATATTATTAAATCTTGTATTGAAGAAGAAATTGATGTTGAAGGATTAGCAATGTTTGACATTGAAGCTATATTTTTAGCATTGAGATCAAAATCTGTCGGTGAATCGATGGAATTAAAAATAAAATGTGGTGATGAATCATGTAAAAAAGTTAATGATATACGTATTAACTTTGATGAAATTGAAATACCAAATATTAGTAATGAAAAAACTAATATTATGTTAACTGATGATGTTGGTGTTGTAATGAAATACCCATCGATGAAAGATGTCGATAAAATGGGTAATGTTGATGAGAATGATACGCAACAAGCTATGAGTATGATAATAGCATGCATAGATTCTATATTTGATGCTGATGCAGTGTATCCAGCTAGCGATGAATCTAGTAAGTCTTTAACTAACTTTGTAGATTCTTTAAACAATGTACAATTTTTAAAATTGTCAGAATTTTTTAGAGATATGCCAACAGTACAACACACAGTTAATTATAAATGTGAGTGTGGAAAAGAGCAAGAACAAGTATTAAGAGGACTTTCTAGTTTTTTTATGTAGGCCTTTCGCACGATAGTCTTGTAAACCATTATAAGACTAATTTTGCTATGATGCAGCATCATCAATATAGTTTGACAGAATTAAATGATATGGTGCCGTGGGAAAGGGAGATATACATTTCTTTGCTTAAGGACCATATAGAAAAGGAAAATGAGCGTATGGAACGCGAGAATCAAAAAATGAGGAGATAACAATGGCTGAGAATCAAGATAACAGCAGAAATGAAGTAGAAATAGACTTAGATAAGTATATGGCTATGATTGACAAGCTTGACGAACAAGAAGACCAAATTAAGGAAATGAAAGAGGAGGCTAGACAAGCCGCAGAAAGATTAGGACCTCGTAAAAGAAAATTCATAGACTTATTCTTAGACGACAATGACTTAAACGAAAAAGCAATCATAGGATTTATATCATTCTTTTTAATGATGTGTTTCGGTATCACCGATTTAGTCACAGCATTAGTATGGGATTTAGACTTAAAGGTTTCTGAAACAATTTACACATCCTTTGAGGTAGTAACACTAGGGTCGTTTGGTATATCTGAAGCTGGTAAAGCATTCGGTAAATAAGGAATAAAATATGGCATCTTCTATAAAGAGCTCGACAGGACCAGTAAAAAGTACGCTTGATAGTGTAGTTGATAAGCTACATCAAATGAATGAAGACCAATCAGCTATTCAAAAAGAATCTATGATTTATGCGAATGAGCTACAAGATTACGTACAAAATGAAGGTCATGCTTTATCTAATGCTCAATTAGTTTCTATGCAAGAATTAATTCTTGCTTTAAGAGAAGGTAGATTAGACGATATAGAAGCTACAAAAGAAGAACTTATTAGACAACGTGCTGAAGAAAGAAGAGATGAAGAAAGAAACGATACTTTAACTGATACTTTTAAGCAATTAAAGAAACAATATAAACTATTACAAGACCAATTTAGAGATAAAGATGGCGTAACAATTCTTGGACTTATTATTAGAACAGCTGTTGTTGGATTATTAATAGGAGCTGTGCAAGGCGTAGCAAGCGTATACGCAAACGCATTTAAAAAAATTGGACTATTTTTAGGTGGAGCTGCTAAGAAATTCTCAGTATTTTTTCAGCTTGATAAGCTATTTGCATCAATAAAAAATGGATTCGGAAACTTAAAAGCTAATTTTTTAAGTTTCTTTAAAAATTCTAAGTTTGCTAAATTCTTCCAAGGCGCTGGAAAAAATAGCTTTTTTGGAGCAGTGTTTAAAGAATTGATAGGACAAGCAAAAGATATTGGTAATTTAGTAAAAAATCAAATACTTAATCTTAAAAAAATATTTCAAGCTCTTACAGGATTTATTACGGGTGCACCACTTGCATTTAAAGGTTTAACTGATTTAAAATTTGG